TTAGTTCTTCCAATGATATTTACTTTAGCAATATCAACATATAAGTCTGATAGTTTTTTAGATATAGCACCAAAGTGATTAATTCGTTCTTCTACTTTATCAATCTCACTAGTTATTTTCTTAATACCTGTTTCTAATTCAGCACATTTTTTGTGGAGTTGTTCACCTTTTTGTTCTCTAAATGACCTGTCAATAGATTGTGTACACACAGGACAAGTATCATTTTCAGCAAAAAACTTTATTGACTTATTACTTGTATCTATATTTTGTTCTATCTTTGTTTCTAGTTTTAATAGTTGTTTTAATTTATTATCTGATTCTTCTTTGCCTTCTAATTCTGTATTATAATCTTCTATTGATTTGTTTAAGTTATCTATCTTTATGGTGTAATTTTGTTTAGATGTTTTTAGACTTTCTAGTTGTGCTTTCTTATCATCAATACCACTTGTGTTTAATTCTGATAGAGATTGAAAGTGTTTCATCTCTGCTTCATATTTTGCTTGTATCAGGTCTCCTTTGTGTCTAATTTCTAAAATTTCTTTTGATAACTGACCTTGTTGATCTCTTAATATTAAATCCATTTGAGTAAATACTTTAACATCTAAAATTTCTTCAACTACATCCCTTCTATATCTTGCCTTCATTTTCATAAATGGTTCATATGAAGAAGACCCTAATATAACAACTTGAATAAATGATCTATAATTTAACTTCATAATATTATGTTCTAAATATTTTTGATAGTCAATACTAGAAGCGTTTTGATTTAATAAAACACCGTTCTCATATATTTCAAATAGATTGGGTTTAACACTTCGTTTAACTCTATATTGTTTTGTGCCTACATCAAACTCTATCTCTACTTCACAATCACTATTGTTGATAGTGTTTATCATTTGATCTTTTTTAATTATTCTAAAAGGTTTATTAAACAATGCCCAACATAAAGCGTCAAGTAAAGTAGATTTACCTGATCCGTTTTTACCTATAACTAAAGTTGTAGGAGATTTGGCTAACTCTATTTCTATTGGTGTATTACCTGTTGATAGAAAGTTTTTGTATCTTATCTTCTTAAATATTATCACTCATTTGCCTCCACATATAGTTCTTTTGTAAAGTCTTTAAGTTTTTTTCTATCTAAATCTGTATCAATCTGGTCAATATAATTGTTTAGGAAAGTCATAGTATCCTCTCCTTGATCTAATATGTTTGCTTTTACGGTTTGTTTTATATCTACTGGATCCTCTATTATTTGTAGTTCGTGTACATTACTATTGGTGTAAAACTTTTCTACAAGTCTATTATACATTTCTTCATTTGTTTTGTGTGATACAAATAGTTTAACAAAACAATTCTCGTAAGGTGTTAAGTCAAAGTTAGTGTAGTCCGTTGTTCTATCATCATATATAATCTTTTTAAAGATAGCAAGATCATTAGGTATTCTTTCTAACTCTCGTGTTTCTGTATCAAAGGTGTGGAATCCTTTAGGACAATTGTGATCGGACCACATAATTTGATATTGTGTACCAAGATAGTAAATAAGTCCATCATCTGATTTTTTATGAAAGTGTCCAGACATAACTTTTTCAAATCGTTTAAATTGTTCTCTATCTAAACCGTGTTCATTCATATGTCCTTTGTGCATTTCAAAACCTTTTATTTCTAAATGACCAAAACATATATCAGCACTAGCGTGATCTATTGCGTGTATTGACTCTTCATAATTGTCATCACAAATCCAAGGTAAGAATAACATACGACAACCACCTATTTCTACTTCTTTAGGACCTGTGTATATCCAAGGTTCATTTACTCCATCAAAGGAGGTACATAGTTGTTCAATTGAATTAACTTTGTTTGTGTTTCTATAATAAGTATCGTGGTTACCTAATATAATATGTGTGTCTATCTTTAAGTCCCATAGTCTTTTCCAAAACTTCTTTTGAAAATTATGTGCGGTATTAAAGTTTATAAATTTTCGTCTGTCAACGACATCACCTAAATGTATTAATGTATCTATCTTATTTTCTATAATGTATGGAAAAAACAATTCATCATAAAAACGATTTTGATAGTTTATAAAAGCAGGTGAGTCATTACGACAACCGAAGTGTGTATCATTCAGTAGTGCTATTTTCATAACTCATAAAGTAGTCTAAACTACTTTTTGTTTTCTTCTTCCTCTTTTTCTTTTTCTTTGCTAAATCATCAGCAATTTTTTGTTGTTCTTCAACTGGCATATTCTTTTTAAGAAATTCTGTAAACTGGTTCTTAAACTCTTTATCTTCACCTGGTTGCAAAGTCATATCATCATAATTAGATTCTGTTATAAGTCTATTTTTAATAGTTACTTGTTTTTTCTCTTTCTGTATTCTTCTTATGAAGGCGTAATATATAATTTGCGTGAAATATGCAAAGGGATTCTTTGATTTTCTAGGATTAAAATTGTCTAGGTATTGTAAGCAGTTTTCTATACCATCACTAATCATATCATCTCTAAAAGTATAATTAATAAAATTCGGTCTATAAGATAAGTGATTCGCTATCTTTAAAAAACAACTACCAATGTAATCTGTAACAGGCGGTTTCGGTTCCTTGTTTCTTTTTGCCTTGTTAACATTCTTTGTATATTCAGTCATTGCAGCTAAAAATTCTTTATTGTTTACATAATGTTCTTTTTTTGTAGTTTTTCTCATAAGTATAATATAACACCTTTCTATTAAAATGTCAATGTTTTAAGCAAATTTCGGTTACAATTTTTGCTATGAATCAGCATTGACTTTTTATCTTTTTTGTGTATAATGGAGCGTGTAGCGGGTTGCCGAGAAGAATAGCTAGAGTATTTAATATAATATATAAACTAGTGTATAGTCTTTGGCTCGTCTTCATCATCAATTTCATCAAATATTTCTCTTATCTTTTCATTCTCAGCGTCTGTAAACTTTTGTTGTTTATAATTTTGTTGTCTGACTGGAATCGGTTTTTGATCGTAGTTCACAGCAATATTTTCATAACTAGCCACCATCTCTGGAGAGGCATTAGTTATTGTCATTATTTTATTTTTAGGAATAGTAATCACTTTATCTGAAGTATAAGAACACCATTTAATTAAAGCAATATAATCTTTAAATCCAGTCATTGTCATTTGAGGAACATACTTAATTAGTAAAGGTTTTTGGATTCTTACTAATTGAGAGTTCTCTGGTAACTGATCTTTACCTGATGGTATAACGGTTACAACATCCTCGCCATTGACTAACTTGATTATTTTAACGCCTATAAGTGGTTGATTTTGGTGCATTTTATTTTAACTCCACATTATGGATTTCGTATTCAAAATCCTCTTCGTTGTATATATTTATTCTTTCTCTAAAGTGAGAAAGGGTATAATTTTCTTTTTCATTATGAGTTAAATCATCTGCTATATCATATAAAGTAGCATCCGAATCGTTATCTTTTAGTCTTAAACCACGACCAATAGATTGTAAATTTCTTATTCTACTCTTACTAGGACTCGCAAAAACAATGTTATGTAAGTTTCTAATATTAATACCTGTTGAGAAAGTACCATAACTAGCAACTATAATCGCACCTTCAGATTTTTCAGTTATAAATCTAATCTTTTCTCTTTCCTCAGCTGCCACACCACCATAAACAAAGAATACTTGTTTGTCTGATTTTTCTTCTATTAGTTTCTTTAACTCCATACCGTGTTTTTCTACATACTGAAATAACACCAAAGTATTACCTTGTAGTCCTGAAACTAAATTACGAATATATTTGTTTCTCTTTTCATTTTTAACCAAGTAATCCATTTCTTCTTGGTATGTTTTACCAAACATATCTTCTCTTACTTTCTTATCGTGTTGCAAAATTAAACAGAAAATTTTTAAATTAGCAAGTTGTTTCTTTTCTTGTAATTCACTTGTAGATACCACCTTATTTACAGCACCAAACAATCCTTCTAATACAAGTTTATGAGTTTTAGTGCCATCTAAAGTACCAGTTAAACCTACTCTATACTTACAATCTTCTAACTTCGTCATTATCTTTGTCAATGAAACTGCTTTAAATAAATGTGCCTCATCTCCAAACACAGCACCAAATTGTTTAAACCATTTTTTAGGAAGATTATATATTGACTGCCAAGTAGATATTACTACTCTTTTATTAGTATCTTTATCGTGTCCTTGATATATTCTATGTACATTGCGATCACTATTATAACCATAGTCTTTAAAGTCTTTATACAATTGTTCTACTAAAGATGTTGTTGGTACAATAATTAATATCTTATTTTGTTTCTTTTCTTTTAATCCTAACAAATGGTAAATTAACATTAGGTAAACGATTAATGACTTACCAGAGGCAGTCGGTGATAGTAACAGGCACCTGCTCTTTTTAATTGCGTGTACAAATGCTTCTTTTTGGTAATCTCTTATTTCTAATGGTATCTTTAGTGCTTTAAGAAATCTCGTTACATCTTCGTCTTTAATCGTAACATCTTGTATCTTCGTTCCATCTACAATTTGAATATCATTTTTATTACACCAATCTACTATGTAAGGATATAATCCTGCATATATTTGACCAGTTGCATAACTGAATAATCTAATTTTACCGTCCCAAACTCTATTTCTATATTGGGGCATAAACTTAAATCCAGGTACTTCAAAGGTAAAGTATTCGCCTAATTCTCTACGAATATCAGCGTCCGCTTCTATCTTTAAATAGACTTCGTTTTTTTTATCTATGATGAGGTATCTT